GAAATATTAAAAACACTTCTCGGATCTTCAATACCGAAAACATTGAAAATATATCTCGATGCGGGAAACTTCACGAAACAAATGGCTAGTGAGGCTGCACCGCAAGAGGTTGTTGATGTTTTATTGAAACAATACGAGAGGTCATTTAAAAATAATAGTTTTTTCATGAGTATTTCCGTTATTTATGGAGATAATGGTAAAAATGCTGCGTGGGACGTTATTCTTGAGAAAAGAGGTAATGTTCGGTATTTTTTGAAAGTGATGTCTGCTTCTACGACTACTGAAGAATTTGTGGAGTTTTTTGTCACGGACACTTTTGTTTGCACTTTGTATGCAACAGTTAGGTCCTTTGATAATCTTTGCTTTCGGGTCGAAGAAGAGTGTGCGAATGGAGACATTTGCAGGAAACACTTTTTACCATATACTAATTTTATTCATGAAAAAATAAAGCAAATCATGAAAGGAAAGGACACGGTTCATCCTAAACGTGAATATGTTCAAGTTGATGTGTGGTCCCAGAACAATCATGAAATCAAGAAACACGTTGAGGATCAGAAGGAGTTTGTAACTCCAACTGTAACTTCAACCAAGACCGAAAATGTCGCTTCAGTTTCCCAATCTGAGAAGGATAAGAAAGCTGAGGCTATAAAGGCGGAATTGGAAAAAATGGAAAAAGGGCAATCTTTGTCTAAAAGAAAAGATAGCAAGACCGTCGAGCTCACCACTGAAAGAGTGGATATGGAAAATTTGGATGATGCGGCAGTCGATGAAAGAAATCGACAGTATCAGCTCTTAAAGAAGAGAGTAGAGGAAGAGTATGATCTTCCTGATCTTGTTCCTAGTGGGCCCGGCGTTCGTGGAATGGAAGAGAAAGTAGAGCTTCAAACTGGAGGACCTGTTAATATAACTCGTCGTCCTGATATAACACTTGTTGCTACAGAGGAGGTGATTGTTGAAACACTTCGTGTGGAACCTATTATTCAGGATGTTGAGGAAGAGGTGGAAATTCCTAAAAAGGAAAGTAAACAGAGGGATTATGGACACGTTGGTGTTCAACCTGTCCCTTTTGTTAAATCTGCCCAGGTTAAACCGGGAGAGGCTGATATTGAGGAGTTTCTCAAGGATTTTGAAAGTAAGTATCAAATTACTCCTGAAAAGACTATGTATGATGGATCCTCTTGGATCCCATTAATTAGTTATGGGGAGGCATTTATTATGCACTCACTTCAAATATGGGGCCAAGTTTGGTTCCAATTGACTAGAGATGCTGATAGGAACTGGGCTTTGAAGCTGTTTCCTACGTATTTTTGGTTGACTGTGAAAAAAGACTCATTACCAGTGTATAAACACACTCTATCCAATGTTTCTTTGGAACTTAGCAATAAGGATATTTACGGTTATGCTCGTCTAAAAGATATTATTAGAAAGCAAAAAGGGTTTCTTTTCCGAGTATTGGTTAAATATGAGGAATGGCCTAATTTGACTTTTGAAAAAGAAGGGCAATATGAAAATATGGGTTTCTTTGTAATGGTTCTAATGGATCATGATAACACTTCTGTTATTCTAGCAAATCGTATGGATTCAATTGAAAATCGTGCTGAGGTTCGTAGGATCTTAGTTCGATTGAATCCCCGATTGAATTTGGAGGTGGAGAATTATCGTAAATTAATGCATGATACCAATGAGCTTGAAAAAGAAACAACCCAAGTTGTTGAGAAGAAGAAGAAAAAAGATAAAAAGAAGGACAAAAAAGATACTTCTAGTTCTTCTAGCTCGTCTTCCAGTGAGGCGAGTTCTTTGGAGATTTCTTCGTCTGATTCTGAGAAAGAAGAGGGTGATGAAATAAAAGAAGCCAGAAGTCGTTATATAGATGCAAATGTGAATCTTGGTGGGGAACATTTTAAATTGGCTGGTCAAGCATGGATTGAAGGTAGACAAAATGCTTTAAAATCTATTGCGTATCAAGCTAAGAAAAAAGGGAAAAAAGCAGTAAGAGTTGTTAAAAAGAAGGTTGCGGCTTTCTTAGAAACGCTCGGGCTCCCATTTAAAATGTTTGAAAAATGGTGCTCTAAAAACCCAGTTATGGGTATGATTGTTAAAGGTGGAATAGTGCTTGCAGTAACTGCCCTTGCGGGTGGTATAGCTTATGCTATAGCAAGATGTTATAGAACCTATAATTACCGTAACGTTGGGGAACCTGAAGGAAAAGTTTCGTGGTTGCGAGTGCTTGTTAAAATTGCCGGGATAACTGGTTTTGTGTTAATGTTGGTGGGATTGATCTCTGATGGGCGTGAACTAATCTCTCTTGCGAAAGATATGAACTTTTTAGGTTCTGTTGTTCCTATTAGAGCCTCTCCGAGTGATTGTGAAACTTATTGGAAGACCGGAAAGTGTTTTAAACATGAAAAGGATTCTTGTGAGTTTGATCACAAATTTACTCTTCATCAGCAGGAGATGAATCGCGATAGTGAGGACGACATGAGTAAAATCATGGGTTTTCTTTCAGAAAACAAAGGGAAAATTGTTGCGGGCATTAGCATTGCTGCTGGTATAGTTTTTGGGTGTGCTTTAGCTTTTTATCGACCTTTTTCAGACGATGTGTTTGATTCCTATTTGTTGAAAGATAAAAAGGAGTCATTACCAGAAGGTAAGGAGTCTGATAAGGAAGAAAAAGAAGGGTCAGAAGAGTTTGATGCTCGTCAGGCCGAACTTGCGCTTCAAGAAAAGAGGAAGAATGAATTTAATGAAATTTTGGGGGTTGAAGAACCCAAACAAAATTATAATAAAATGAGAGGAGAAAAATTGGGATATAATAGAGGAGTTGATTCTGGTGCTGTTCGTAGATCCGATTTGGATCAAATACGACAAACTGAAGATAAAAAGAAAGGAACTAAACAACTTAGGAAAGACTATGATTGGGCCGATAAGGTCGAGGATCGTAAACTTATTCCTGGTGTTGCCAATCTTACAATTCTTCTAAATCCTAATGACCAACCTGCTAACCAACGATGGCAGTGTGCTGTTTGTGGGAAGGCGCATGTAACTCAGACAGGTCCTAAAGGGCGTTTTGATTTGACGGGGCATATATTAAATGCTCACGGAGATTTAATACCCTATGTGGATTTTGAAACTAGATTGAAGAATGATAAAAACGATCCTGTGGGTCGGTTGGGTTCTGAAATCTTAAAAAATGGATCGAATAATGTTTACCACGAGTTTATTGCTCGTTTGGCGAATAATGCTCCAAAGGAAGTTATTACTGGAGGTGGTACTTATACCAAAGCTGGTGAGAGATTTGTTGGGGCTATAGCAGTCCATTTAAAAAATGTTTTCAAAAATTTATCTGAGGATAAGTATCCTGTTCTTTACAATTTCAAGTTTAAATCTGATCAAGAAGCTCAGAAACGTGAAAAGGAAGCCGAGAAGGCTCGTGAGGAAGAGGAGAAAAAGCTTTCGCAGCGTGATGAAAAGGAGAAGGAAACTTCTTCTAAAATGTCTAAGAAAGTTGCAGATTTGTTGCAACGTGCGAAAGATCGTGCTGCTGCCAATAAAGGCGCATTTGAGGGGAAATGGGAAAATAAACTTTTGGAAGCTATAGCGGACGTTGAGGCTTTGATAGTTTCTGGGGACGCTGTTCCAGAAGGAAAAATTACTGAGCTTGCGTTGGCCGATAAGGCAGTTAAAGATTCACGAAGAGTCAAAAACAAAAAACGTGCTGCTCGGGCTGAACAAAACGAGAAGAAAGATTCCAAAGATGAGTCACGGAAAGAAGGGGCTCAATTGCTCCAACCTATCGAAACTCCTGGAGTTAGTACTTTTTGTGTTCCTATATTTCGACGGGGCACTGAGTACCATGAGATGAATAGGATGTTTAATGCATCTTTAGTTAAATTTGGGAAAGGAGAAAAATCAGTGATGGTTTTGGTAACTCCCGCGTATGATGTTAAGGAACATGGAGATGGTATCGTTTTTGATGTTCAGAATCCGGTGAAACCAGTTCGCACTGTTGATCTTAAAGGTAAATGGCACTTTGAGGGAGAATTTGCTTATTTATATTGGCAAGAAGTTCAATTATTTGGATATTCCCCGAAGTCCGCTGGAACCGTTGCGTCAGGTGCGGCGTCGTTCTCTTTTGAGGCGGCTGTTCTTAAAAATGAAGTACCATGGAAACAATTGGCTACTTTTACGGGTTATGTTGATAAAGGTGTTTTAGAACACAATGTTTCAACGACTTTTGGCCATTGTGGATCCGCTATTATAGTGGGGTCCATGGTATGTGGAATTCATAATAAGGGACGTGTTGCTCCTGGTAAGAATGAAGCATTAGTTTTCACCGAAAATCTTTTTGAGGTGATTTTGGGAAACGCGTAAGCGTTCGGAATCTCAAGGAGGTTCCGGGGCCCCGTGTTCGAGAAGAGCGGTGGGGTTTTAATTATGATGATGTTCGATATTTGTATTCGACTCACCATATCCAGAATTTACCCGAGAAGGCTGGTCCTTCTCATCAAAAAACGAGTTTCTATAGAGACTACCAGAAGGAAATGGACATTATGAATATTGAATTAAAATATGATGGAGTGAATTCTAATCGTGTTAACGTTTGGAAATCGCTTGGTCGTATGTTCAAGAAACCACAATGTTCATGGGATAATTCAATTTTCGAAAGAGCATATAAATTGGTTAAGAGAGTTTTGAGTCCTTATTTTAAGGATGGACTCCAGTATTCTCCTGATATTACACCTGATGCCAGTTGTGGCTTATGGTGGAAATACCATGGATTTAAAACCAAAGATGATGTTCTTCGATGTCCCACCTTTTGGAAATCGCATAAGGAATGTAGAAATGGAGAAAGAGAATATCCACCCTATTCATGTTCAGGTAAGCGAGAATATCTCTCGAAGAGTGAACTTTTGGAGGATAAGATTAGAACTTTTCTGATCGCTCCTCTTGAATTAATAGTGGATGAGAAATTTCTCTATGGAACACAAGATGCGAATCTTAAAAAATTTCAACCTGGATGGATTAGATATGGTATGAATATGCATAATGGAGGATATGATTCTTTCATACGTCGTACTTTGTCTGATTTTTTTGTGGAATGGGATGTCCGCGGATGGGATAGACTTCTTCCTATATTGAGACAAGTTATGCAATTGCGTAATGAGTGTTTGGAAGAGGCCTTAGGTCCCGAGATGTGGATACAGATTCGCCCTATTGCGGAAAGAGTTTCGGAAGCTCTAGTAAACCATAAAGTTTTACTCCCTAACGGTGACGTGGTGCAATGGAACTGGTCTCAAATGTCAGGTGATGGCATGACGACCAGCAATAATTGTATTGCTCATTCATTGATATTTGCTTATTTACTTATTAAAGCTGATCCCGCTGCAAGTGATCTTGAGATTTTAAAACAATTAGCGAACCTTTATGGGGACGATCTCTTTGCAGGATTGCAGAATAAGTTTAGCAAGATTAAAGATGAGTCTTTCGTCAATGCCGTTTATGGGGAATTTGGCCTTGGTGTTAAACCAGGTACTTTCAAATGTCAGGTGGATCCAGTGGGAATGTCTTTCCTAGGAGCCACTTGTCGTAGTTTTTACTACAGAAAGGAGCCATTTTTTGCCCCTTCTTACAATAAAGACCGCGTTCTCGCTGCACATGTAAGTAGCTTGGATCCATTAGATCTTGATGCTGAGGTCATGAAGCAATATTCGCTTCTTGACATAGGTTGGTTTGATTGTTATGAACCGATACGTAAGTATCTTGAGTGGCTATTAAAATGCCCTACTGCCAGTCCCGTAGTGGAATCATTTCGTCGAGTAGGAATACCCGAGAGATGGGAGATTAGGAACCGGTGGGCAGGGATAGGATTCTAGCATACCAGTTTTACTTTTTTTACTGGTAACATGTTGGTGGAGGAGGTCGGTGTGTTATTGATTATGGGAGATAATAACGATCCACTCGAAGGAACTCGAGTACCCCGTGCTGCTAGAGCAGCTCTAAATAGGTTGTTGGCAAACAAACAAATTTCCCCGGATGCATTACGGTGGTTAATTGTGGCAACAGATCCTTTTCACGATACTGATGTGAAGCCCATGGGTTTTCCTGATGCGTGTACAACAAGATCTGATGTGCAGGTTATTACTTACACTGCTGCGATATCGACACCACTGGATGATGATACTCCGTGGGACATGACTGTATGGTTGGCTCCTCTAACGCCTTGCTTCACTCAGAATGGAGCATTAAAAACTGCGAAACCCCCTTCGAAGCCTAGGAGGAAAGAAACTCCCAAGAAGGATGACGAAGATGGGGAAACACAGAAGACTGTGAGGACTGACTCTAAAAAGAAACTTGTTCCGGAAACTGGTAAGAAGGAAACTTCAAAAAATGACCCTGTGGAATTGAAAAAACGGGCCAATTTGGCCCGGAAAACTGCTAATTCCATTGTTGACACTCGGTATTTTCGTACTACTGTTGATAAATTTGGGACACTTAACCAGACCGGATCGGGAATTCCTGTTTATGCTGGTTGGAACGTTTCTGCTGTTGCCAATGGTGACGATTGGGAAACTGCTTCTGACGGGGCGTCATATGGGGACGTTTCTATACAAACCACTTTTTGTTCAGGAGCCTATAGGCTCATTGCTACTGGTTGTGAAGTTGTTAATACGACTGCGCAGCTTTATAGGGGTGGTTCTGTTACGGTTGTGCGTAGTCCTAGTATTACGCCTACCGCCACTTTGTTCGGCGATTATGATACGGGTGGTGGCAGTATACCCTTGGCGGTTAACGCGAGGGGTGTTGGAATGCTACCGCCTTCAAATCAGCCGGATGCAGCCATGTATCCAACTAGTAAAACGTGGGACGCTGAAAAAGGAGTTTATATGGTGGGGGCTCTTAACTCTACTGAAAATCCTTATTATCAACCTCTCCCTGGTTTTGCTGGGCTTGTCACGCCTACAAGTGAGACCCAGTTGGAGGACGGTGCCGGATGGATTGGGTATTTTCCTGATATGTCTGGCGCAGCTTCTACAGGTACTGCTTTGGCTAGTTCTCTTTCCTCTACGTTGCCTTACGATTCCTCAGTAGCGATATTCACTGGTCTCAATTCGAATTCGGTTATGCAGGTAACTGCTCGATATTATTTCGAGCGACATCCTACATCTGCTGATCCAGATTTGTTGACTCTTTCGAAGACTCCATGTCCATATGATCCTTTGTGTCTTGAAATTTATTCGAGATGTATGAATGATCTTCCTGTTGGGACGTTTGTAAAGAACAATCCCTTTGGAGAATGGTTCACGGAGGTGTGTGAATTCTTTGCTGATTGGGCTCCTAAAATAGGAGGTGCCTTGGGCAACCTTGGTATTCCAATGGTGAAGTATGTCGGAAAAGGAATTGGAAGTTTGGCTTCTCAGTACGTTTCTAAACAGCGAAAGCAAATAACAGGAGATGTTAAACCCCTCATTAAAGCTGAAGAAAAGGCTTTGGTTGCCATTGCCAATACTAAGCAGAAAAAGAAGGGTAATAAAAGCAACTCCGCAGTTGCGAAAGCTGTAGAGAAAAAGAAAAAGAAGAAGGAGAAAAAGATGCTTGAGAAGGCTTTTAAGGCCATCAACAAGCAAACTTAAATTCTTGGAGTTTTTGGGAAATTTTAGGGAGGGTAACTTCCACTTAATAACCCGTTTATTCCGTGTTAGAATTAAAAGAAAC